GTCACAGCACGTGTTTCCGAGCAAGACAAGCGCCTGGAGCTGGTTACAGGCGGAATTGTCGAGGTCTGGACGCTGGATACGCCCGATCCGGCCCGTGGCCGTAAATACAAGCTTGCGGTGATCGACGAGGCGGGCATCGTGCGCGATTTGCTGGAGGTCTGGCAAGCCGCCATCCGCCCGACGCTGGTGGATTTGGGCGGGCGCGCGCTGATTTTGGGGACGCCCAAGGGGCGGCGACACGGATTTGTCACGCTATTCAACCGAGGGCTGACCGATGACCCCGATTGGCAGAGCTTCCGGGCCTCGACGCTGGAAAACCCCTATATACCGGCAGAAGAGGTGGAAATCGCTCGCCGCGAACTGCCGCCAGAGGTCTTCGCGCAGGAGTTCGAGGGCGTTCCGACAGATGATGGCGCAAACCCCTTCGGTCTCGACGCCATCCGACGCGCCGTTAAGCCCGAAAACGAGCGAGACCGCCTCCCCGCCGTCGTATACGGCGTCGATTTGGCCCGAAGTCTTGACTTCACCGTGGTGGTCGGGATGGATGCCTACCGAAGGGTGGTAATGCTGGAGCGGTGGCAAGCCCCGTGGGCGGTCACCAAGCAGAAGGTGCGGGACATCGTAGGGCAGACCCCCACCGTGGCCGACGCGACCGGCGTAGGCGACGCGATTGTGAGCGATTTGCAGCTTATGGGGGTCGATGTCACGCCCCACGTCTTTACCCAGCCGTCCAAGCTGCGCCTCATGCAGCGGCTGGTCGCCGCGTTTCAGGGGGACGAGCTGACGCTGCCCGACACCGAGGCCGCTAAGTGGCTGGTCGCGGAACTGGAGGCGTTCGAGTTCACCTACACGGCGACCGGCGTGAAATACGAAGCGCCGCCAGGGGAGCACGACGACGGCGTGATGGCGCTCGGACTGGCGCTGTACGGATGGGACCGCGTGCAAGGTGTTCCGCCCGCAGAGTTTACGCCATTCCCATTGCGCGAACATGGAAGAGACAGTAACGTGGAAAATGGCGAGTCGGGCCCGCCGCGCTCTTTGGCGGCAATAGGAAACTTTACGTCACAACTCCCGTCGGACGGGTGGTGAGGAAGCCATATGCCAAAGAGTGGGATGGAGGCGGTCGCCTCAAAGCAGCAGGACATGCAGAGCCAGCTTAAAGAGAAGCTCAAGCGGAAGCCCGTCATGCAGCGCAAGGGCAAGGGCCCTGGCGTGGCTGTGATGATCGCCATTGGAAAGCCGAAGGGTCCAATGGGCGAGAAGATGGGCGAGGAGAAGTCCATGCGCGAGGAACTGGACGCCTCGAAGGGTGAGGGTATGTCGAAGGCCGACAAGATCGCTGCCCTCGAAGAAAAGATCGGCTATCTCAAGGCCGAACTCGCGCTGCTCAAGGACGAAGAGGACGACTCGGGAATGGAGTCGGAAGACTCGGAAGACGAGTCAGAAGACGAGTCGGACGACGAAGACGAGTACGACGACTGATGCCAAAGTCTCCCGCGTGGCAGCGAGCCGAAGGAAAGAATCCGGAGGGTGGCCTGAACGAAAAGGGCCGCGCTTCGCTTCGCGCTGAGGGGCGGGACATCAAGCGTCCGGTGAAGAAAGCCGAAGCCGCTCGGTCTGAAACATCGGCCAAGCGGCGTGTGGCGTTTTGCCGACGCATGAAGGGCATGAAGCAAAAGCTGACCAGCGCCAAGACGGCCAACGATCCGAACTCACGGATCAACAAGTCGTTGCGAGCGTGGGATTGCAACTAGGCGATTGACCATTTAGCACACGGAGCATCCGATGTCTGTTGGCACCCAGATGAAAAACAGCGTAACCGTCGCCGCCCAGAACGATGCCGCCACGTTGGTCGGCTTTCCGTCGAGCGGGAATGTGTCAGTCCAGATCGCGGGCGCGTTGAGCGCGACGATCACGTTTGAGGCCACTTGCGACAACACCAACTGGGTGGCGTTGCATATGCAGCCGGTGGGCGCGGCACCAGCGACGACCACGGCAGTGACGACCGCCACGGCAGCGGGGATTTGGAACGCCAGCACGCAAGCGTACTCGGGGGTGCGGGCGCGATGCAGCGCCTACACGTCGGGATCGCCGGTTATCACGCTCAAGTACAACGGCGTCTAACGTGCCCTTGCTTGCTCACGCGATTTGGGCCGTCGTTGTCCTCGCGGCAGTGTTTCGTGTGTGTCAGGTCGCACTCGCGTTTGCGCCGCCTCGCAGTGTAAGCGGAGCAACCGCGTATGCGGAGATCGACGTACCAGAAGACCTTGTAGCCTACGCGATGCAAGAACGCGAGGCATGGGCGCAGGAAGAAGTGCTCCGTGCCGTGCGTGAGCGATTCGAGGAATTGCGGGACTGGAACCGCGTGAGATCTGCTGTGGGTATTGGGAGGATAGACGGATGACATTGCATCGCACGTTAAAAGAACGAGTGTTGCACAAGTCTATCCCAGTGCCAGAATCTGGGTGTTGGATTTGGCTTGGCGCAAAACAAACCAATGGTTATGCCCATTTGGGGTATATGGGGAAGACATATCTTGTTCATAGAGTTTCGTATGAACAATTTGTTGATGCTATCCCTGATAAGTTAGTTCTTGACCATTTGTGCAAAAACAGGGATTGCGTAAACCCAGATCATTTGCGCCCTATTACACAGCGCGAAAACATGCTTGACATTAATAGCATGTCGGTTTCTGCTATATGCTCTAGAAAACTTGTGTGCCCAAAGTGCGGCAGTGAGTATACAAAAGTAAAAGTTGGGCGAGAGTGCGTTCCTTGTAGAAACAAAAGGAATAGAGCATATCGGCTAAACAAAAGGACTACACCATGACGCTGCCGCTGACGCCTGAGTTGGAAGAAGGGATGAACCTTGAGCAGATGATGGCTGATCTGCTGAGTGTGGATGTACCGCGTGATCCCAATGCGGAAGTGGCCCCCAACCCGCCAGAGGACACGGGCGCAACGCCAGACGAAGATCTCGCCGCGTTGCAGAAGGCGATGTACGGCGCAGACTTTCCCGCCGCGATCCCTGAGTTGGCGGACTCCATGCAAGCGTGGGCCTCGTGGTGCCACAACTTGTGGACCAGCCGCCGCGAGTCGGTGCAGATGCACCTGCACCTCGTGGAGCGCAACCGCTTGTTCCGTGCCGGCCAGCAGTGGATCTCGGCGTCGGGCTTGGGACCGTGGCGTGAACCGGCCCGTCCGCGTGATGCAGCGCGTGTCGTGTACAACATGATCGACAAGGCGCTCGACCAGCGCCTCCAGATCATGATGGATCAGAAGCCGGGCTTTGCCGTCACGCCTTCAACGCAAGACCCTGACGACAAGCGCAAGGCCACCGCGCAGCAGCTCGCGCTGGAGTACCAGTACGAGCAGCAGCAGATGCAGCGCATCGGACGCGAAGCCGCGTTCTGGGCGCAGACGGACGGTTTGAGCTTTTGGCACATGTTCTGGGACCCCGACCGTGGCCCGTGGGATGAGCGGTTGGGCGAGCGGCCTGGACAGCGCAAGCCGCTGGGCGACATCGGGTGTCAGACGCTCCGTGTGGAGCAGGTGCGCGTGTCGCCCAACGCGACGGCCACGCAAGCGCCGTACTGGGTCATCATTCGGGAAGTAATCTCGCGCTCGGAAGCCAGCTTCCGCTACGGGGTGACGGGCTTGGACGCATCGGACACGATGCAGTCCCCTGGCAACGCACCGACGTATTCGGGCGCGGAGGGTATCGGGTCGTGGGTGCTAACGCAAACGACCATAGGCGAAGGCCAGCGCCTACGCAACGAAGATGTGACCGAGCGCCTCACGGTGTACGTTGCACCCCATCCCGATGCCCTCCCCGAAGGCTTGCAGATGGTCGTGGTCGGCAACAACGTGGTCTTCGGGCCGTCCCCGTTGCTGTGGGGCGTGATCCCCGTCGTGGCGGTGCGTGACGGCTCCAGCGACCCGTCGTACTACCCGCGCCCGATCATGGAGCAGTGGCTCGACCACCAGATGCGCGTCAATGCGCTGCTGTCCAAGTGGGTCGAGAATATCCGCGTGAACGCCGGTGGCCGGTTCCTGACGCGCCCCAACGCGATCTCCACGGAGACGTTTATGGGCGGCGTCACGAGCATGATCGAAGTGCGTGGCGCAGGACCGATGAGCGATACCATCCAGCCGGTACAGGGCTTTAGCGTCGGCAACGATGTGAAGGAAGCCTTGGCGCTGGAAAAGACGGCGTTCGAGGATGCGTCGGGCTGGAACGCGGTCAGTCGTGGACAGGTCACGGGCGAGTCGGGCCGTGCCATTATCGCCAGCCGTGAGCAGTTGGAGCGCGTGTTCTCGCCGCCCATCACGGCGCTGTCGTATGCCTACACCGACTGGTGCAAGGTGACGATGGCGGCGATGGCATGGGGCTACTCCCTGCCGCGCTCGCTTGGCGCGATTGGCAAGAACCGCCCTGATCTGGCGCGAGCGGTCAGCGCGTCGGACTTCGATGGCGAGTCGGATGTGCGCGTGGAACCGGCGACCCTCATGCCGATGCCGATGGCGTTCCGCCTCTACCTGCTGGACAACTGGCTCCAGACGGGCGTGATCGACCTCAAGGAATACCGTCGTCGCCAGATGTTTGCGATGGCGAAGGACATCGGGACGCCAGACGAAGATCAGGAAGCGCGGGCCAAGCGCGTGGCCGACGCGATCCGGTCGGGCGAGCCGGTCCCCGATATGCGGTGGCAGGACAACGAAGCGATCCACCAAGACGTGCTGGAGCGCGAGATCCTGTTGCAAGATGACTTGTCGCCCGAGATCATCGCCGCTGGACAAGAGCGGTGGATGGCTCTGGCAAATCAAGCCACGCAGAAGCAGGGCGGGATGCCACCGCAGGGTGGCGCTCCAGCCCCAGCTCCTGCCGGTGTGGGGCCAGCCGCAAGTGTGCCCGCCATCTCTCCTGGACAGATGCCGCTGGCATCTGGGAACCCCCCAATCGGCGTCGTTGGGATGCTCCAACAGCAGTTGACGGGAACCCCAGAGGCAGAACAGGCCGCGCAAGCCGCCGATGCCCTGTCCGCCCAACCCTAAGAGGATCTTGTGGATATTTCCGAAGCGATTGCCAGTGCGGTGGACTCTGCGCTGCCCCCTCAGACTCCCGACGCCGACGAGACGGAGCAGTCCGTTGCGCCGGTCGCCGAAGCCGAGGCGGCACCAGACATCGACCCCACGCCAGACGCGGACGAGGCAGCAGACAGCGACGAGTCCCCCGTTGCTGAAACGGTAGAACTCCCCGAAGGCTATGTCGCGGTGCCCGTCGTCACGGACGGGTTGGCGACCGAGTTCACGCTCAAGGACGCCGAAGGGGAAGTCGAGATCCCCGACTTGGTGGTGGAGTACAAAGCGAACGGCAAGGTGCGCCAAGATCGCTTGGATCAGGTGGTTAAGCTCGCGCAGTGGGGCGTGTACAACGCCGAGCGTGAGCAGCAGATCAAGCAAGTCGAGCAGCAAGCGCAAGCTACACAGCAGGAGTTGCAGGAATACGTTGCCGTGCTCGAAGAACGCGAAAAGCAAATTGAGCGCCTTCTCACGGACGAAAACTTCCTGCATGCCGTACGCGAAGCGTACGAAGTAGAAAACTCGCCTGAGCGTCGAGCCGAGCGAGCGATGCAGGAAACAGAAAACTTGCGTATCCAATATCAAATGGCCGATATTGAGCGCAGTGGGAAGCAGTTCTACGAAAGCGAAGTGTCGCCAGCCATCGACATGATTGTCACTGCACTGCCGACGGTCTCTGCCGACGAACTGCTAGAACGGTTTACTTACGCGATGCAAGCGCACGTCGAGAAGGCACCCAACGGGCAAGCCTACATTCCGGCGTCACGTTACGATGCGGTGCGGAAGTACATCGTGGATGACTTGGCATCATGGGCGCAATTCCAGCATAGCCGTCGTGCCCAGCCCGTTGCTCCGTCGCCCGTACAAGCGTCGGCAAGCAAGGAACTGGAACGAGCGCGTGTGGACGCACAGAAGGCCAAGCGGGTGGTTGGTCAAGCCACCAAGCCTGTGGGACGTGCCGGTGGGACAAGCACGGAAAAGCCACGGGCGTCACGAATTGCTTCGGTAGATGATGCGGTGTCCAGTGCGCTGGACGAAGTGTTGTCTGCCATCCGGTAACTCACTCTCGTAACAAGGAAATATCGTCATGCCGAATCCTACGGTTATTTCGGATGCGGAACTGACTGGCCTACTGAAGAACGTCTACAGCCAGTTCCGTGAGAAGGTGCAGAACCTCGTGACCCCGCTGCTCGCGCAGCTTGAGAAGGGTCGTGCGGGTGGCCCGCGCAACATGCGTTGGGGCGGTAACAACGTGTTCTT